GCGCGCCCACAAACGTCGCAGACAGCTTCACAGGCGCGCAATTTTGTTCTTGCCCATCCGCTTTCCATTTCCTCTCCTTCGGGTGGCACACCACCTAACCAGTCATTCAACCGGAAGCCGCTTCGCGGCGCGGCTTAATTCAGGTGTTAGCCGTCAAAATGGCAGGTGATCGCGCGTGGCATCGTGTTGCCATCTGCCGCCGCAGTCACTGCATTTCGCCGGCCACCATTTGCGCCAGAGCCAATAGCGCGCCCACGCCTTGGCGCGGTTGTGACGCGTGTCGCCCACCGCATCGCCATACGTCACGATTTGTCCACAGTGCATGCATTCGGCGTACTCCGGCGGTGCGTAGTCTTGCGGGTCGGCCTCGCAGCCAAACCACCAACATCGTGCCCGGCTAACAAGTCGGTCAAGCCGATGCTCACTCGCTGCGCTCGTTCTCACGGCTTACCTCCAGCGTTAGCTGCTCAAAGGATGGCCGACCGAAGCCGGCCATCCACAGCGTGAATCAATCTAGGCCGTGTAGCCCATACGTGCGCCCTTCGCTCGCGGTGCTTTCCGGCTCATCCGGTGTTGTTGTCGTCCGGCAGTTAATCGCGGCGCGGAGAATCCAGTAGATGATTTTCAGGATCACTTGTAGCTCCGCAGCTAACAACTCATTTGAGCCGACGCCGCTTCGCGGCGATCAATCTCCTCGCGCAAGCACGCCGCGCACCAATCGCCGCCACGCGCCATGTGACCGCACGGGCCAAACGCCCATGTCGTGATCGTGCCGGGGGCAGCTGCGCCGACTTGATAGGTCAGCAGGCGCAGCAGATCGGGTGGCGGGATGTCGGCTAGTCGCATTGCTGGCCGTCCGGTCGATACCCCGGATGTGGGTCGCACGCGGGCTGACCGCATGCGGTGAGTAGTAGGGCCAGCAGGGCTAGCGTGGTGGCCTTCCTCCAGATTCGGCGCCACCAGTGCGCGATCAGGCGCTCGACCTCGGTGCGATTCTGTTCGATGGTCGTGGCCGCGAGGGGCAGCTGCTCGCGCAGAAGGTCTTTGCGGGGTTGGCGCATCCTGCGCTGGGCGCGCGGAATGAGGTCGCGGGTCTTCATTCGGCAAATAGCGTGGCCTGCGCCAGCGCGTGCACCATGTTCCGCTCAGCCTGATGGTAGTAGCTCGCTTTGAGCTCCACGCCAACGAATCTACGACCCATTTCCAATGCGACGTAGCCCTCGCTTCCGATTCCCATGAATGGCGACAACACGACATCGCCAGGGTTCGTCCACAGGTCGATGCCACGCCGGATCACTTCCAGTTGCAGCGGGCAGATGTGGCGCTCGTCGTCGTGCTCGCGGGCGCTGCGGAATTGCAGCGTGTCCGACGGGTCAATGTCATTCCATACCGGGCTGGCGACCTTCTGCCACTTATCGACCGGGTAATCCTCGCCATGCTTGACGCGATCCTCTGGCAAGCCATCGCCGGGGCTACGCATCGTGACCAGGTAATCCGGGATTCCCTGACGACTCATGGCGGCATTGCCGCGCACCGTCTTGTGCAGCAGCCCAAGCGCCTTCGTGCGCTGCATTGCGGTCACAGGGTCTTTCCAGATGCAGACCTCCGAGTGATAGATGAACCCTTCAGCCTGAAACGCTCGGATCAGGTCGCCTCGGAAGTCGCGCAGGCCGATATAGCCGTCACGCTCCTTACTGGTAGGCATCAACATGCAATGGAAGCTGACGTTGCGAGCCGGCTTCATCACCCGGCGAAGCTCACGGATCAGGTGCGCGAAGTGTGCAAAGAACTCCGCATCGTCCCGGCAGTTCCCCATGTCGCGCGGGCTGTTGCTGTACGTGTAGAGCGAAGCGAATGGCGGGGAGAAGATGCTGTAATCGATGCTTCGATCCGGCAAGCCGGAAACCACCTCAACGCAATCTCCGTGGAACGCGGTATAGCCATTGCCAGTGGCTTGATCCATGACTTTCATGCAGCCTCCTCAGAAACCAGCCAAGCGGGAATGTCTGCCGTCCGCGCAGGGCTGTATGGGTTGGATTGACGGGTGTTGCCGGTTACTTCCTGCATCACGGCATCACGGGTTTCAGCCGATAGCGCATCGGCCATTGCGTTGGCGTCGCGCTCCTTGCGCGCCAGGTTCGCCACGATTGCGCCCTCAAGATCGGACGCGAAGATATGCACGATCACTTCGCGCCTCTGACCGAATCGCCAGCAGCGGCGGACAGCCTGGTAATAGGCTTCCCAGCTATCCGTAACGCCCACGAACGCCATGCGGGCACAGTGCTGGGCGTTGATTCCCCATCCCATGATCGACGGCTTTGAGATCATCACAGGCCGTTCGCCGGCCATCCAATCGAGGATCGCCGCTTCCTTTTCATCAGGGGTCATGCTCCCTCGCACGGAGAATGCGAGGTCACCGAAGTGGCGCTCTAGCGCATCTTGTTCGGCGTTAAGGTCACACCAAATCAGCCATGGCTCGCGATGTACGCGGCTGCCCGCATCAGAATGTCCGGGCTGTCCTGAAACTTCCCGAGTCCCTGATTGCAGTTCATGCACAGAAGCCCGCGAATCCTCCCCCGGTCGTGACAATGATCCACCACCGGGAAGAAGTGCGGCTTGCTTTGATCCGAGTGCCCGCATATCGCGCAGGCGCCGTTCTGGTGCGCGAGCATGTCCTGAAAGTCGCTCAGCTCGATCCCGTGCGCACTCATCAACCTCTGATTCTTGCGCTTTTCCGGGTTCGCCTTCTGCCACGCCTTGGCCTGCGCTCTGGCATTCATGCGCATCTCCGCATCCGCTGCGTACTTGGCTCGCCTCGCCGCGTTCCTCGCCTCGCGCTGCTCCGGCGTCCGCTTGAACTTCTCCGGATTCGACTTGTAGTACTCGCGCATGTATGCCTTCCGGGCTTCCGGGTCGCTTACAGACTGCGCCTTCCGCTTCGCTGCGTACTCCGCGTCCGACCTCTCGCGCTTCCTGCGCGCCTCTGCATGTTCCGGCTTCCAGGTCATGATCGATCTCCGATTCTCTCGCTGCCAGTTTATACCATTCGGCCTTAACTAGCGCGGCGCATGCATCTACGCGAGCATCCATAGTGTCCCTGCGGGCCTTGCGGCGCTCGCTGAGCGTGTTTGCCTCCAACGCAAACAGCATCCCGGCTTCCGGCTCCGCGTTCGTCTGCGTGGTGTGTTGGCGGACCTTGAGCGCCGGCAGGTTGTAGCGGTCGTCGCCATAGCCCAGGTCGGACGGCTTGCGGACCAGCGCGGCCCACGACGCCACCCATCGCCAGAACTGGCCGCGCGCGTGGCCCTTCAATCGCCACGTCTGCGTGTCGCCCCCATCGTGAACGAAGTACTCAGCGAGCATCTCGGTTTGTGTGCAGATTCCGAGAAACTCGGCATGTGTGCCCAGTTCCGTCCAGTCATTCGGTGCAGGTGTCGCGGTAGCGCAGAGCTTGAATGGCGTTTGCGCGAATGCTTCCAGTAGGGTTTGCAGGGTCTTTGACGTGTGATGCTTGATGACGCTCGATTCGTCCAGTACCACCGCTCCGAACCGGGACACGTCGAAGCGATGCAGGCGGTCGTAGTTCGTGATCGTGATGCCCGGCTCAACCTCGGAACCGTCACGGCACTGCCTGACAGTGATGCCGATCTCTCCGCCTTCCTGAACCGTCTGGGCCGCCACCGCAAGCGGGGCCAGGATAAGCACGTCATGCCCGACTTGGCGGTGCACGGCGTCAGCCCATGCAAGCTGCATCCGGCTCTTCCCGAGTCCAGTGTCCGCAAAGATGGCGCAACGTCCGCGGCGTAGAGCCCACGTCACAATCGCCGCCTGAAAGTCAAACAGGCTATCGGGGAGCTGGATTGAGCCTGCATCCGAAAGTCCAGTCGGCGGGACGCTCGAAAGCTTGCGGCGCAGGAAGTCGTTGTAGGCGTTCAGGTAGTCGCTGCCGACGTGATTCTGCATTTCCTTGATCGCCCAGTTGATGGCGTCCGATGCATCGATCGGGTTCATTTCGTTCATTTCGTTCATTTCGCCTGCGCCTTCCCGCGCTTGACGTAGCGCAGGTACGACAGTTCCGCCGCCTTCGTCTGGGAATGCGGGCCTTTGCTCCACGGCGAGCGCTGCGCGCCTTTCTTGCCGGCTTCGGAGTTCGCGCGACTCATTACGCAACCTCCTTCATGTTGAGCAGTTCGTTGACAAGCGCGTGCACTGCTGCGTCAGCCTTGCGGATCTCTGCGCGCAGTTCCGCGATAGCGGTCTCGTCTCGATAGACGCGCGTGGTCGCTTGCTGTAGTCCTTCCGGGAACGCAGGGTGGTAGCTCACCGCGTCAACCCACTTCCGGCCCGTGGTCATCAGTTGATGCTGTAGCTGCCAGCGATATTCGACTGCATGCGCCCCGGATCGCAGAGCCTCGACGTGCTTCTCTGGGTTGGACGGGCACTTGATTTCGAGCATCCCGTCAGCACCGACAAGTCCATCCGGCGAGCATCCCGTGTTCGGTAAATCGTCGCAGGCGACGAATCCAACCTCATCCACGGCGACGCCAGCGCCGAAGCTGTAGGCGTCACGCGCCTCCGCTTCCAGCTCGATGCCGCGCGCCATCGCGGCGTTCTGGTACGTCGGCACGCATTGGCCCGTGAGCCGCTCGACCGCCAGCGTTGCCAGCAGTTCGCCGCGGCCAGCAGCAGGCCGGCCATCCCGAAGCCTTGCCATCAAGGCGCTCGCGCGCGAGGCCGTGAACATGCCTGCACGCTGCGCCATCCAGTCGGCGTCCTCCTGTGCTGCGTTCGCCTTCATGCCCGCAGCTCCTTGGCGCGGCGCGACCACACCGCGCGGATTCCACGCAGGGCGGACTGCGGCAGGCCGGCGGTTTTCAGCTCATTCGCCAGCGCGTTCAGGCCCTCCATGTCAACGGCCGCTGCGATGGCGTCATACCAAGCCGAGAAGTCGCCGCCATCCGAAGCATTGCCGTCGTCGTCGTAGCCGGTTCGCAGATTGAAGATCAACAGGGTTAGGTATCGGCGCGCATAGGTGATTGCGGAGCCGCGCCCGTGAGTTGCCGTCTTGTTGACCTTGCCGCCGATGCCGGTCATGTCCAGGGGGTTGTCGTGCGTGTAGATTTCGGTGTGTCCGCCGCTGTGCTTGACCTTGCAGACCACGCGGACATGCTCGGCCAGCGGTGAATCCGTGGTGTCGAACGTGAGGCTCAATCCGTTCCGGGTATAGATCGGCACGATGGCTGCATTGATTGCGTCCAGCGTGGCGTAGTCGCTGGCCGTCTGCGTGTTGTGACGATCCTTCTGGATCAGCGGCATTTCGGACTGCGCGTGCGCCATCGCTGCTGCGAACTCTTGTGCGGCGCGGCGATCCTCCATGCGTTCGTGCATCGCCCACAAGCGTTCCATCTTGTCCACATCCACGGACGGATCGGATGCAGCGCGCGCGACCGCCGCCATCAGCGCCGCACCGTCATTGATCGGCACGATGTCCGTAGACTCAATTTTCTTGATGGCGCTCATTTATGTCTCCGAATGGTTGCCGGCGTTGGGAACCCGGCCGGCGCGGGTGCCAGACGGGGGACACCGCCTGACAGGGGCTGAAAGGGGGCGACCACGCCGCCTGTGGTGCGCGCGGATTGGGCGAAGGTGGCGAGGCGGTCGGCCTCGGTGGTGTGGTCGCGCGTGTCGGTCAGCGGCGCGGTGATCGTGCGCGGCGGCGTGACGCCGCGATGCGTGCGCTGGATCATGGCGAAAGCAAGACGGGCGTTCATCGCGTCAGCTCCGCCAGCATCGCCGCCAGCACGCACGCAGCCATGCCGGACACGCAGGCCATGACTGCGGCCTCTTGCCGCACCTCGGCCACCGTCTTTCCGACGAGCACACCGTACAGGGCCGAGGCCGCGACGATCCAGATGCCGGTGAGCAGGATGATCGGAACGATGACGCCGTACAGGGTTGTGGCGACCACGATCAAGATGGCGATTGCCAGCGCGACCAGAACGGTGATCATGCGCACGCCCCCTGCACTTGTGCCGCCGTGCGCCCGCCGAAGCTGATGGCGACCTGATTCAGTCCGTCTTGGACGCGGTTGCCGGTCGGGCGCAGCAGCGCCAGTTCGCGCTTGGCGTGTTCGCGGCGCTGCTTGTCGCGCGCCGCCTG